TGTGAGGCCTGTGCCTGTGTCTTCTGGCCGCCGCCGAGCAGCGAGCCGAGCGCATACTTTGCCGCCAGCCCAAGGCCGAAGCGCGCCAGCCCGGCAAGCAGCGTCGAGCCGCCGAGCCATGAGGCGACGCCGGTCAGGCCAAGGACGCTGCGACCGTGGCACAGAGCGGGACCAGGAAACCCACTGCTTTAGCCGACCTTGAAGGCTGTCTTGACGGCCGTCTGCGGCAGGAACAGCAATCCGGCTTCGACCTTGACGGCAAAACCACGATCACAGACGAAGCCGGCGGCCAGCGTTCCGTCGCGCTTGATGACGCCGAGGTCGCCACGTTGCGCCATGAGCGCTCCCACGGCCGGGAACAGGCTTGCCAGCGCTTGCTCGACATCATCAAAGCCGCGCCGCTTCAGCAGGCCGAGCGCACCCCTGGCAGTCTTGTAACGGCCGCGTATGCCGGCGGCGAAGTCACGGCCCGTCGTGGCCATGACCGCGTCTGCCGCGGTCAGCAGGCAGTCGGCAGTGCCCCACTCGCCAGGCAGCGACATGTGTTCCGTGACCATCCGCGCAAGGCGGCGGTCCCAGTCGGGCAACCGGGTAAGCGAAAGCATGGTGGCTCGTGCCCTCAGTCGAATTTGATGTCGAAGGTCTCGTGTTTCACCTTGGAGGCGTACTGAAAGAACTGGTCGCCGGGTGAAACGAGCTGCTGGTCTTCATGGCTTGCGGTGCGGTAGCCGTCGCGATGGTTGGCGATGGCGCCTGAGCGGACATTGGCGATCAGCTTCTTTTCGCCATTGTCGCGGGAGTGGTCGATCGTATCGATGAAGCCGTAGGCGCCGGGCTCGGCATGGAGGAAGGAACGGTCGTCCGGATCGAAATAGAAGTCGAACACCGTCACCGGCGCATCCTTGTAGCCCTCGTTTTCGATCAGCAGCAGCTTGTCAGGCGTCAGACCGGAATCTCGCTTGGCGATTAGTTCGGCAGTGAAGGTTGAGGCTGCGGTACCAAGCCCATAGACCGGTTCCGAAACGGTGATGAGCGCGTTCGGCCAGTAGAGCTGCCCGTTGACGGTGATATCGCCTTTCCCGTTCCAGAAACCATAGGAGCCGGTTGTGCAGACGATCTTGATGCCGGAGCGGATCACCGCCCTGCCCTCGGAAAGAACAGTCTGCAGGCGGGTCGGAAAGCTCACTTCGACACCTCGACCAGGGTGAAGGTCGCGACGGGCAGATAGTCATCCGTCATGCTGCCCGAATTCGGCTCCATGCGAACGTTGAGCTCGAGGTTCTTGAACTTCACCACAGCCCCGGCGATGATGTAGGTCGGGATATAAGGCTCAATGACCAACGTGATGCTGTTCGAGGAGGCCACGGCACCGGTCATCACGATGTGCATCGACCGGTACTCGTCCTTGACCAGGCTGATCATGTCGCCGCGGCGGATGTCCAATCCGTTCGTGACCGAGCTGACGACGATGGTCAGCCCGCCGGTGCCGGAGACCAGATTGCCGTCATCCGCCAGTGCGGGGTTGGCAGGGTAACCGAGGTAGGCTTGCGGCACGTCGAGATAGGTCGGGTTGAACAGTATCGTTTTGATCGCGCTATTGCTCTCGTCGATGAAAGCCCGCATTCCCGGGATCAGTTCGCGGGCCAGCGGCGCGCTCTCGACGTCGACTTGCCAGAACGGATCAACGGTCTCGATTGCCGCCATGAAGCGCTTGCCGGCGCGCGACACGGACGTGGTGCGCACCAGCTTGGGCTGGCCTTTGGCGTAGGGGACGTCCGGAAAGGCGACCATTACGAGAGCATTCCCCTGGTCTTTGCCTCACGGATCGCCTTGACGGTGCGCGGCAGGAATTCTTGGTCAAATACCTTGCGCATCTGCTTAATCGCATCATCGTTTGAACCGCCGCCATTGTTTTGCAGCACAGGGGCGAATGTAACGGTGATCGGCCCATCGCTGTTACTGTTCGCGGCTTGTGGCGCATTTCTGTTGGCGGCCGGCGCCAAGCCACGATGCATGCGGTCCAGGTTGGCGACGCCGATCCGATCGGTGGCACGCTTGTTGAAAACGTACTCGCCGCCGTGGACTATTCCGGCTGCCTTGTTGGCGGCACCCCTCCCCGTGTAGCCACCCGTCGCGAAGCCCTTGAACCCGCCGATGAGCAAATCGAGCACGCCGCCACCCGAGCTGCCGCCGGCACTGTCCAGCGAGAACAGGCTTCCAAGCAGTTCGTCCTCGATCTTGTCGATGATCTTGTCGAGGACATTCAAGGCAGCATTACCGAACGACTGCCAGAAGCCCTCCCCGTTCTCTAGGCCCTGACGGAGGTCGTCCATGAAGCCCTTCGTCGCGTCCTTGGCAAACGCAAGCTGCTCCTTTGCGTTCTTCGTCTGGACGGCGGTCTCAGCCATCTGATCGGCAAGACCCATCAGTTCGGCGCGCTGGCCGGCGGTCAGGGTGATGCCTTTTCGCTGGGCCTCGTTCAGCAGTTCGGTCTCATATCGGAGCTTTGCCGTGACCAACTCAGACATACCGACCGAGGCCTGCTCTGCCTTGAGTGTCGCGAGCCTCGTATTGGCATTGGTGACGATGACGTCGAACTTTTCCTCGTCCGTTTTTCCGTGGCTTTTCGTCTTTTTGGCCGTCGGATCATCTACCTTGGCAAGCCATGAGGCTAGTTCCTTGACCCTTCCCGCGGAGTAATCGGCGGCCTTGCCAATAGCGGTCATGCCAGCGCCAACGTAGTCTGTGTTCATCGCAGAGCCGAAGGCATCTTTGATCGAACCTCCCAGACCTGAGGCGGTGCCGGGGTTTGGGTTCCCAACGCCGCCCATCTTGATTGGGCTGATGGTCAGACCGTTGTATACTTCGGGGCTGAGAGGATGTCCGATCTTAGCAAGCGCGAGCGCCGCTTGGTTCGTGAAATTGTTCACCGCGTCGATGGCTTTTTGGATCATTGCCCCTATGCCGTCGAGGACGGTCTGAGCAGTCGAAAACACAATGTCTCCGAGCGCTGCAGGCAACTGAGCCCAAACTGCCTTGATCGCCTGAAATCCCCCGACAAAACTGCCGATGATGAAGTTTATGGCGTTCTTCGCGACCCCCACGACGTCGACGCCGAAGATCTGAGTTAGCTCGTCTCGGAAGTAGTTCACCGCGACGACCGCCGCAGTTATTCCTGCGACGAAAGCGACTGCCGGATTTGCCAGCAAGAAGCCTGTTGCAAGTCCAGCCAGGCGGGCAGTGACACCGAGGATGGCTTCCGACAGCAGCGTAAGGCCGCCAAGGATGGCTGGCGCGTAGAGCAACGCCAAAGCGGCGGCTGCCGCCACCGCGTAGGGCGCGATAGCCTCGAGGGAATTCGCAATGAAATTCAGCGCATCCGAAGTCAGCTTACCTGCATGAATGAGCGGAAGGAGTATGCCGGCGAGGACACCAAAGGCAATGCCCACCGCGCCAAAGCCAAGTGCGAGGTCCGGGAGTTGGATGGCCAAGGCCTGAATGAACCCGGCGCCGGCCTGGGTCTGTTGAGCAACTTGGCTCAATTGCATCGCAACCATGCGCATCTGATAGCCGGTGTTCTTTGCAGCGGCGGAATTGTTGTTGGCCGCAACGTAATGTGCCTGCAACGCCGACGACGCCTTGGTCGCCGCGACCCCTTCTTGATTGAGTTCGGCAGCAGCGTTGCCAGACGACGCAGCGAGGGACGTGGCAGCTGCGCTGGCGTTCTTTATGGTGGCCGAAAGGCCCGCTGCGGCCGATTCAGCCTTTTCCGCCGCAGTCGACAACTTAGTGAGTCCAAGAGTACCCTTGTCGGCACCAGAACTGTCTACAGCAATGCCAAGTTGTGCAACATCGGCCACGGGCTTTACCTTCATCGAGAGAGCGCGCTATGCTTCGCGCCATTTCGGGGGGAGGACTCAGATGCCAACGATCGAGCGTGTGGAAATCAGGCGGCGTGGAATATTCGGCACGCTGGTCTGGTGGATATTTATCGCCTTCAACGCCCTGATGGTTTTGTGGATGTATTTCGCCATCAAGGGCACTTCGACTCAATACCAAGCCACGACCGATGCTGCGGCTCAGGCAGGGACCGCTATAGGTGGCGGCATTGCTGTCGTTATGCTGCTGTGGGTGTGGATTTTCGGGGCCATCATCCTAGGCCTGATTGTCGCGCTCTCGCGGGGCAAGAAAGTCACTATCGAGCGGACAATCGATTGATGAAAGCGATTGTTGTTGGTTTGGTTTTGGCGGCCACACATGGAGCGGTTGCGGCGGAAGCCGATCCGCGTGCGCTTGCGTATTGCAAAAAGACATCAAAGGCGTTCACCGAGATCGCCCAATGCCTGCCGGATGCCGACGTCGCGGTCAGAGTGCTCGATGACTTCGATCGTATCTTCAGCGGTGATGCCGTCTCATTAAAGGCAAAATGCATCGAACTGAACGGCGATGACATCAACGGTGCCTCCGTTTGCGTCATCAATGCAGTGAAGGATGCGGTGACACTGAAGTCTTCCCTACCTAAAGGGGCGTCGCTCGATGATCCGATCTTCAATGCTGTAGCCGATGAGAAGGCGTACAAGCAATTGATCGAAGCCCAAGATAAGGCGCAAAAACGCTATCCGGAGAAGCGTATCTGGGGCGGGTCTCTATACCAGCCCTATCTATAGGCAGGCGCTAGCCACCACCAAACATCGCGCCGAACATGCCAGACGTCATCTCGCGCTCGACCAAGTTCCGCTCCTCCTTAGGCACCGTCGTCTTCCCTTCCCTCTCCCTGTCTATTTCGGCCAGCGTTTGGAGGAATGCGAAGTCGAGCTGGCGAAGGATACCGACCTCCTCACGGATTAGGATGTTCCCAGTCAGGGTGGACCATGCGCCGAAATCAGCGATCCTGATCGGGTCTGGACCGGCGAGCCCCATCGATCGAGTTGAGGACAGATCCCAGAACCATTCTATGAGGTAGGCGAAGTCTGGGTTTGGCAGGAGCGCCGGGTCGGATTTCCTCAGTTCCGAAGCGACGACCTGGGCTAGGCCCTCGCCGAGGTCGTAAAAAAAGCGGCCTCATCTCCGAGCGCGGTATCGATCTGCTTGGCGATCCACCCGACCGCCAGCAGCTTGGCAGCGTTGGCCTTGTTGAGCGGAGGGTTCTTCAGGTCGCCAAGGGTCAGGCCGTCCTGCCATTTCCAGCCCACAATGGCGGCGGCAAGGATTTCGATCGTATTGTCCTCGATCTTCTCAGCGGTGACGGTGTTCCGTCCGCCCTTGAGCGCCCGGTTTTTGATCTGCCGCTCGACGATCTTGACGCGATCGTCCTCGAGGCTGACGCATTCGACCTGAAGGCCGATCGGCGCGCCGGTGGCGGGGTGCTTGATATCGACGGTGATGGTCGACGGCTGGATAGCAAGAATGTCCATGATTACTGCGCCGCCGCCACGGTTACGATGTTGGAGTTGATCTCGATCGTCGAGTTGAGATTGCGGACCGTGTTGGCGTCGCCGCCGGCCTGGGACGCGTTCATGACAAGCCCAGCGAAATAGTTGGTCGTACCCGACGGAACGGTCGTTCCGGTGTGCACGCCCGACTGCGTGCCTGTCGTGACGATGGCGGACCCGCCGGGGGTTGGGGCGAACTGGAATGCGCCGCTGGTAAGCCCCGTCGGCAGGACATAATAGGTCGTGGCAGCCGCGACACCTGTCGGCAGGGCGCCGGTGGTCGAGAACTGGAAAGCGTCACCGGCCTGCATGCCGTGAGCGGGCCATGAAACCACCCCCGGCGAGGCAATGGTCATCGTAACCGTGGCCGAGACGACTGCCGGGGCGTCGTTCCATATGATGCGGAACGGATAGTTGTTCTTGGTCAGCGCGGCGGCGATCAGCGCAGCCTGGCCGACGTCGGTGCTGTTGATCGCAAAGACATTGTCCATCGAGGGCGCATTTCGAGTGCCCTTCTGCTTCACGTCGCGGCCGCGATTGATGAGCGCCGTGGTGATCAGGGCGGAATTATCCCCGACGGGGCCGCAATTGCTCCAGCCGTCGATCGGCGTCCAGGTGATCCCGGTGAAGTTCGACAGGGTGAGATCGGTGGAAGGCAAGGTCATTGCCTGGCCAATGGCGATGGTGGCGCCGGCAACGGCAAAGAGATCGGCCATCGTGGTTGCTCCTTTTCAATGGCGTGATTGAGCCCTCGCGATAGCGAGAGCGGACAGCCCGGATGGCCGGGATTGGTTTAGGCGAATGCCTCGTAAGCGATGGTGATTGGCGTCAGCCAGTGCGTGTCATCGGCGATCGCTTGGGCGACGTCGGGCGCCTTAGTGAGGCGTACTGTTGTGACGCCGTAGCGAAGCTTGAGATCGGTCGGGAACCATGTCGCGACCTGCCCCGCAATCTCCGCCGCGACCGAAGCGTCCTGGTTCTTCTTGGCGAACACGTCGACCTGCAGCAGGCCGAGGCGCTGGTGCGGCTCGGTTGAGCCGATCATGATCCGACGATTGACGTTCGGGACGTGGGTGACGCGGAGATAGCCGGTGTTCGGCTTGGTGAAGTCTTCATTTGGCCATGCGATCGGCAGGACTGGCGAGAGCGTGAGGGCGGTGACCCGGCCCTTCAAGGCGAGCCAGATGCTGGTTTCGATGCTCGGCATGTCAAAGCCCCAGCCTGCGCTTCACTTCGGCCGCCTTGGCCTCGACGATCATGATCCAGCGTTGCGCTACCATCGTCACCCAAGGCCGAGGCGTCCTGCCGTTGGCCCCATAGTGGACGTAGGCGGCATAGTTCGCGGTGTAGCCGAGGTAAAGCGTGTCGCCGAGATCGGCACCGTTGATGACCAGGATGACATCGCCAAGGTCTGGCGGCGCCGGTACGCCGGGATTTTCGCGGCTCAACGTTGGCATGGCCGTTGTGGATGCCATGAGCGAGGCGCGGAGGAAGCCGGTTCGCTTGTAGCCCGACGTCGCCGGCTTGTCGTATACCTCGTCGGCCAAGAGCTGGTCGAGTTGCGAAACCAGTTCCTGCGCACTTTCCTTGAACACGATTTCCAGGGCGAGCGGCACCTTGGCCGCCCATGCTCCCACAGTCGCCGCGAACGAGGCCATCAGCGCACCAACTGAGCGACGAAATCGATCTTGTATTCGGCGAAGCACTTGCATCCGAGCGTGTGCCTAGCTGGAACGCCGGGCGCATGCGGATATGCGATTGCGGTCCCATCCGGCGCGGTGAACGGATGGTCGAACGGCACCACCTGCCCTTGCATCGTCTCGTGCTGTTCCCGCCCGTGCTTCTGCGGAGTGTGTTTCCACCCCTTCGTGACGGCATCGGCCCGAAGGCTTCCCTTCTCGATCTGGTGACGGAAGGCGATGTCTTTCGAGGCGCCGAGGGCGGCGAAGGTCTCGTGCAATCCGATCGTGTCGGCGCGGAGCTTCAACAAACTGTCGGCATAGCGGCCTGCGATCCGGTCGACCAAGGCAGCCGAAACGGGTTTTCCCGCTTCGATTGCGGCAAGCACGGTCCTATCGAAACGCTTGTCTCGGCGGCCACGGGAGAGGTAATTTCTCAACTGGTCGGGCTCGCCGGAAAGCAGTTCCTGGCGTGCTCGGGCAACATACTCGCCTTGGACTGTGGTGAGCCCGATCAGACCTCCTTGGCGCCGGCCCGTGACGGTCGAGACCCGCCCCACCACTGCAACAGCCGTTTTGGTCGGATTGTCGCCTCGAGCAAGCCCTGCCTCCAAGTCTGTACGGATCGCAATGGTCTGATCCTGCACGATGCCGGTGACGAGTTGCGCACTGTGGTCTCGCAACCACTGCTCTGCCGCTACGTTCCGCGCATCCCAACGGACCACAATCCTGTACCCGCTCGGGTCACGCAGCGTTGGCATGGCATCGACGGTAGCGACACCGCCACCGTTGAACGCCGCCCGGATTGCCTCATCCAGGGGCCGGAAGGCGCCCGGGTCGAGGTTCATGGCGCTGATCGCGCCGTTGACGTCGCTGCGCTCAAGGCGCTCCACGATCCGGCGCAGAACAATGTTGCTGGTGATGTCGTCGATTGCATCGAGGAAGGCGCTGCGAAGCTTCGGCGACCAGTCCGAGATCAGTTGCTCGAAGCGCTCGCGAGGTGATAGGCGTTTTAGCATTGGCAGAACCTACTTGAACGAGGTGTTGGCTTGCTTCTGATTTTGCTCGACCCGGTTATGCTCGCCCCGCTCGCCTTTTGGCTCTACATGGTAAGAAGCTTGGCTTGGCAAGTGGCTGGCGCCATAGTCATTGGGGCGGCGTATGCGGCGCTTTCGATAAAGATATTCCACTCTCACGCACCTACTGAGCTTGTGGTCGTAGCGTCTGTTGCATCAACTCTGATCGTTACCGCCGTCGTTCGAATAGCAATTGTCTGCTCACCGCTGATCATTGAGTGGTTCTCAGTAACACCGTTACGGCGATCTTTAGGTCTGGCAATTCTGATTGCCGTCGGCTTGGCCTCGGTTATCGCCCCAGGAGCGATAATGACAACGCAGGTGCAGAATGAAATCGCAGCCAAGTAGGCGGACTAGGACGCGCACCACGCCTTCCACACCATCGGCGTCCCCGCTGCCGGGATAGGCGTCAGGTTTGTGATAGTGCGCTCGGCGCCGTCGATGACAAGGAAATCGGTCAGCAGCGGATCAACGGCGAGCGCTGCGAATGTAACCTGGTCGCCAGTCTCCACAATGAGGACACCGTTCTCGTAGCGCTGGTGCATGCGCCTCACTACCGCGTCGAGTGGCCAGATCTGCACCGTCGGCTCGACCGGCAACCACGGCTGGTCGGGATCGGGAACACCGGGGGTCTGGCGTTTCAACTGGACCACGCCCTGCCCTAGCCCGCCGTCAGCTTCGGGTTGGAGAAGCTCAGTGACCATATCGGCCATGTCGTCATAGAAGCCGACCATGTCACACCACTATGATAGCGGGCTGACCGTACACGGGGCCGATCAGCGGAGCGAGCAGCCCCTCAATGATGGTAGACATCGGAGCGTTAGGCGCGAAGTTGTTGCCGCCGTCGCCGGGCTCGAAGAATTCGCGCTCGATGCCCTCGACTTTCTGTCGCTTGACCTTCCGGGCGGGATCGAAGGAAACGGATAACGAGCCCGGCTTCTTCAGTTCCAGATACGCCGCTTCATAGGATGCATCGATCACCCGCTGGGGGATCAGATCGGAAGGGAGCGTCGTGCCATAGACCGTAGCGCCGGTGCGGGGCCATGCCCTCTCCTGCTGTACCCCGACTGTTGGCTGGCCCGGAAAGCGCGCGCCATAAGTCCCGTCGATGTAGATGCTGCCGCGCTGGCGCGCAGCGGGGATGCTCCCAGCGGGCACAGTATAGCCTGCTTCGGCTGCATAGGCCGTGAACCCGTTATCGTCGCCGTAGCCCGGCATGTGGAAATCCTATATCTGTCGGGGACACGGAGGGGACAGATGAAACGTGCATATGTTTTCGTGCTCAGGGACAAACAGCGCGAAATTTACCCTGAGATCGAGCGCAGATACGATGCGTTCCAATCGCTGCAGGATGAAGATCCAGGCGTGGATTATGTCCCAGGAAGCGTTGACAGCCTTCGGTTCGATATTTCCCGCCAATTCGGCATTGTGCTGGAGCTGGAGGAGATGTGGGACATTCTCTATTCCGCAGAAGCTATAGCTGGGGTCGTCGCCGGGAAGATGCTTGACGCAAACCCTCCCGAAAACATGATCCCGCCATCTGGCAGGTAGCTTTTGGGAGCTACTGGCGCGGCAGCGAACCGCCGCGCCCAAGCTCTCATGGCTGGGTTGCCAGTTCCTCGAGCGCGGAGACAATGTCCGCCTTCTTGTCAGGCGTCTTGTCGCCGAGTAGCTTCGCGGCGGCCGATTTGAACGCCATGAAGTTACCGTCGGCCATGGCAAGAACATCGGCGGCGGATTTTGCATCAGCACCGCCGAGTTCGTCCTTCGCTGCCTTGCCGTCGAACGAGAACCAACCGGTGGCCTTCGCCACCTTCAGTTCAGCATCCGACAGTTTAACCTCCACCGTCTGGCCGGGATCGACCAAGACGGCACCCTCGAGGGTATTCACGCCGCGTGGCCCCTTCTGGGTATTGGTGATTTTCAACATGATCGTTCCTCCTCAGATGCCGTCGAGATAGCGGACCGACTTCGGCCGGCGGATGTCGACGCCGCCGAGGCGGAAGATGCCGGGCACGTCGAACTTGATCGGCCCGGTCTGCCATGCCGGCAAGAACCGGAAGGGCATCGGCATGTGGAATTTCAGTACCTCCGGGCTTCGGCGATACGCGACCATGCGCTTGGTGCCAGAGGCGCCGGCCGCATCGAGGTACCCGAACAAACCGCGGATCGTCAGCGGCTGGCCGGTGGTGAGGGTGTAGATGTTGTTCTTCATGATCCATTCCAGGATCGTGGTTTGGTTGACCGCATCGATGCGGCGCGTTGAGAGATCGAGCAGCACCGAATACGGCAAGAGCAGGGTGTCCGCGATCTCCGATCCCAGCGTGCCGGTGAAGATGCCGGTGAGAACGCCGTTGACGTCCCGCAGGATCTGGTCCGGGGTCTTGGACACGAAGGTCGTGGCCGAACCCGTTCCATCCGCCGGCGCCGTGGTGGCGGTGGGGGTGGACGAGTTCACCAGACCAGAGAAGCCCTTGCCCGTATCGCCGATGAAGGCGACCTGATCGATCTTCTCCTCCGCTACGCGGCGGGCCGTGCTGGCCTTGTCCGGCGTCAGGTTCATCCCGAGCAGCTGGGCGGTGCCCAATTCCTCGAGATTGTAGCCATAGCCGATCGCCGCCATGGAAACGGTCGTCTCGTACTTCTCGCGGGTCAGTTCGACCTTCGGGACGTCGTGGGCATTGCCGTTGAACCACTGCGCCTGGCCGACCGAATCCATCGAGAAGTAGGTGACGGACTGGATCCATTCCGGCGCCGAGGTGTCCACCGGGACCAGCGTCGGATACTGGATGTCCTGGTAGCGCATGGCGTAGACCGTCGGCTCGATGAGCGTGGCCTGACGGATAAGGAAGCTCATCGCAACCTGCTGAGCGTCCTGCATGGTGTGTGCGTTCATTGAGATCGCTCCTGGTTAGCCGAGGCGCAGCGCGGCGAGACCGGCACCGGCGGTGCTAGTGTCCCACTGGGCGTTGGCGATGAGAGTGTTGGAGGTCGCGACGTTCGTCAGGACTCCGGTGGCGGGCACGTAGTAGACGGGATCGCCGACGGCAACCGCGACCGAAGCCTGGACGACGATGACGCCCTTCTTCATGATTGCCGCCGTGGCATACTGCTCGTACTTGCCGGACGGCTGAGTTTCGTCGATCACCGCGATGCCGCAGAACTTGACGGTGGCTTCGCTGTCCACGACCTGGTTGTCAGCAGTACCCTGAACCGCGACCTTACCGAAGCCGATGCCTTCCGCGTCCTCGCACAGGCGGGACACGACGACGGACGGCTCCATGTTGAGGACCATGCCCTCGATCCAGCGCGCGTGCTGGGCGTTGTAGGTAGTCTGAATGGCAGGCATGGATTAGGCCTCCTTCTTCATCTGCCAGGCCGACGAAAGATGGTCGGTCATGGCCTTGTGAGCCGTTGCGGCGGGCGCGGTGTCGACGGTCTTCAGACCGCCAGCGACCACGGTCCGGAACTGGTCGGCGCCACCGGCATCCTTCACGGCGTCCTCGACGAGGATGTCGAAACGGGCGTCGATATAGGCGTCGGTTTTGTCCGCGATGCCGGCGTCACCAAGCTTGGCAGCCACGGCGGCCTTGCGGATGGCGGCATCGCTGAGGCCGTCGGTCTTGACGTCCTTGGCGATCGCCTTGGCCTTGCCGATGAGATCGGCGCGGGCCGCGACGCGCTTGTCGAGGTCGGCATCCGAGAGGATCTTGGCCTTGGCATCGTCACGCTCGGCGTGAGCCTTGGCGAGATCCTTGTCCTTGGCGGCGATGGCGGCGGCGTGGTCGGTTGCCAGCGTGGTCAGCTTGGCCGCAGAGGATTCGAGATCCTTGAGCAGCTTTGTGATGGCCTGGGCGCCCTGATCGGTGGTGCTCACCGAAAGTCCGTCCACGACCACAGTGCGAAGATTGACGTCCATGTGGACAGTCTCCTTGTCAGTGGTTGAAATCGGGGCGGCGCCCCACTTCCCCGCATCGTCGCCGATACGAGCCTTGGAACCGGCCCGGGCTCGATCGACGAGCGCCAGGTGGTTGATCTTGATTCCGCGCTGCTGTGCGTCGTAGGCCTCGCCATCAGCCGTCACGCCGGGCGTGAAATCGAGTTCGCAGGTGTAGCCGGCCGACAGTTCGCGCTTGCCATCCACGACGGACTTGATCGCAGCCGCGTCTTTGAGGATCAGCGGCAGCATGACCCATTGCCCGTCCTGCTTTGCGGCGGTGCTGACCTCACCGACGGACAGGGCTTTCCAGTTCTCCGCCGTCACTTCCTCATCGGGGTGATCGACGGTGATAGGAGCGTGGCTGAAGGACCGGAGGCTGTCGGCGGCGAAGACCTGGTCGGCAGAGCGATAGACCCGAATGACTTCCTGATCCGGCTTGCCGACCTCGTGGCCGGCATAAAGTTGGATGCCGGTGCGGACAGCGCGCGCCTCGGCAACGAGGTAGCCGTCATTGGTCCGGCGCGTTCCCGCGACGGTTACCGCGTCGGTGAATTGCATGATGCACCCAGCTCTATTGAGAGACGCACAAGGATTCGCTAATAGGGACCAGCCGACCGGTGAGGGATCGATTGTGACAATTGCCGTACAGACTCCAGCGACCGAGGAGGTGGTCGCCAGCCTGCTCAACGAAATGAAGAGAACAAAGGGCGCGCGTTTTAATGCTGCCAAACGATTGGAATTGCGGGGCACGAAGCGAACAGCGAATACGGCTTATGCGTCAGTTGCGGTTGTAGTCCTGACTCTGCTGCCCGCGTTCTTTCATGTGCCTGATTTTGTTGAAAAGGCCATCGCTCTTACAACAATTGCTTTTTCAATTTTCATCCTCGCATCCTCTCTACTGCAATCGGCTCATGCCGACCCTGTAAAAGCCGACCAATTTCAGCGGTGCGCTCTAGAAATAAACACTCTACGTCGCGAGTTGCGCGCGGTAGCTCACCCGACCACCACGGACGTGAGCATTTTTTCGACCCGTTTTGATGAAATATTGCGGCGCTACAACATCAACCACGACGACGTGGACAACGAAAAGTACCGCCTAGAGCATCCGAATGAGTTTCCCCAAGTCACCGCTCAGGATGTCGAGATCGCCCGAAAAGAGGTTCGGAACGAATCCGTTCTCCTGGACAAGTTGCGGTACACGATCGTGATTGCGACCGCCGCGCTTATGGCAGCTTCTACGGCGATACCCATCGCGGATCTGGTCAGGATGATCACCGATTGGTACTACGGGCGGTGATGCGCGCGAGATCGACGACCGTTCCGAGACGTGCGCTCAGTCTTCGGCCACTCCGATCGGTCTCTGCGCCTGCTCCATCACGGTAGCCTCCTGTTCCTCGACGGTCGGTTCCTGTTCGGCCAGCGTGCCAAATTCCTCTATCGCCGCCTCCAGGCCGGGCAACGATCCGTCTTCGGTGAAGGTGTTGACCAGCGCCTCCGATAGGGCATCGATCGGGAGCAGTGGCGATTGACCATTGCTGCCGGCCAAGGCGCGGGCCGCGTCTGCCTTGGTCTTAAAAACCGTGGCCTTCTCTGTCTCCGACATTCCCCAGAGAGGCGCCCACTCGTAATAGATGCTGGCATCCCTGCCGCCCGTCGCAGAGCGGATGATGCACTCATCCAGCCTCGCCATGGCGGGCGTCATCTCTATCGCCTGCATGGCCTGAAGGCGGTCGTAATAGTTGCGCAGGTCACTCTCGCCCGTCGCGTTCATCCCGGCCGGGGACTGGCCGAGGAGACGAGTTGCCGGGATATCGGCCGCGCCTGAAACGATCTGCAGGAACCGGTCGAGCACGTCGGGCAATGTCGCGAAGGAGGTGCTTTTCGATGCGTACTCCTCCTCCTTGTCGAGCATCAGCGTGCCATTGATGCCCTTGGAGGTATTCGCCAACGTGTAGCGTTCGAGGATCTTGCGCTTGTAGTCTTCATTAGCGAGCGAGGCCATGAAATTGGGGATGCGGATGATGTCGACCTTCGCCTCGAACACGAGCGATGCGATATTGGCCGAGGTATTGTCCGCCTGCTTGATCGCCTCCATGACCGAGAGGAGAACACTGTCGCCCCAGACGAGATCAGATGAGGCGGCGAAGTCGACGTCTGGTTGGGCGTTGCCGGCAAAGATCACCAGGCGGGACGGGTGGATTGCCACGTGCGCATCGGTGCCCGCCGTCAGGCTGTAGACCTTTGGCTTGCCATACCATTCCGACCCGGGATCACGATCGATCTCCCCGGCCGATAGCTGGCGACGCGTCAGCACCGTAAGGTATTTGATGCCGCCCTTCTTTGTACTCTGGACCTCCAGAGGCTCCGCCAGGTTCGCATCACCCACACCGATGTGGATTGCAGAGCCGCCCCAGAGCCGGGCCTTGACCCTAGCCTCCAGCACTTTGCCCCGAACGTTGAGCCTGTTTTCTTCCGCCTCGATCGGTTCGATGACATCGCCGTCGGCCTGCCAATCGCGCCAGGCCCGGACGCTATCGAAGGCCGGGATGTCGACGATCTTCCTCGGCAGCCAAGCGCCGCGGTAGGCGTTGAGCAGTTGGGTATCGTCGAGGATAGGAAGCCCGTAATAGCTGCCGGCGGCCTTATCCCGGTCCGTGCCCAATCGGCTGACAAGGTTGGTAAGGCTGTCCCTGAAAATTGAGATCACACCTCCCATTGCGGCAGTCCTGTTCTTGTGTTTACTTTGGTGGCACAAACAATGGAGGGGAATATGAAAAAGATCGCAGCCATTGCATTTGTTTTGTTCGCGACGACGTCACCCACGCTTGCCTGTCACAACTACGGTTGCCCAGACTGTGGCTGCGTTGGAGCAATTGCCGAAAAGAAGGCTCCTGAATTGATCGCCGCAATCAACAAGGCTTTGGCAGATGCGGGAATGACTGACAGCCAAATTTCCGCATTTTCTCTGAAGTCGGGTGACAAACTCAGCGCCCCTGCCACAGTGAAATGTGAGACGAAGGGCGCCGAGACCAGCTGCACAGTTGGCAAATAGCAGCCAGTTCGAACTATATTTTCCCAGAATACGGCGCGTCAGGTCTAGAACTAGACGTTCGCCAAGGTGTAGGTGCTGGCATCGATCAGGGCGTTAAACGCGCGGCTGGTGCTGTCCGCGTCGTCGTCGTGGGCCGCGTTTGGGAAGCCTTCCAAGGCCGAGAACCATGCTTCGTTCCACGGCGCCCGAAGGACCATCAAATTCCCCGCTTCAGCCTGCGCCGAGAACGGACTGAAGCGCGTGACCTTATCGCCCGACTCCGGCGTTGCCCTGGCATCGAAACCGATGAGCAGCTTCACAAGATTGGTGACCTGAGACTTGCCGGCCTGGCCGGGGTCTTGTGGCAGCGAAACCCGCGTGTCTCTGCCGTCAGCGTCGGCTGTGTTCTTGATTAAGCGTTCGACGCCGGCCGGAGAAAGGAAATCCTTGACATGATGCCCTACGATATAGCGGCCATCGGGTAGCTTGCCGATTCTCGTTCCCGCTGTGCCGTCAGGGTCATTCCCCTCCACCTTGGGCGTCGAGGCCAAGTCCCATCCTCGCATCCATGTGACGCCGGCGGGTACCGCGTCGACCACTTCGCACCAGCCGCGCTGGAAGAGCAGCCCAGCTGCTGGCCTGATTTTCCAGTTGCCGCCGAGAAGGCGCTCCCGCTCTACCGTCGGCTGCGCCATAAGGTTGGCGAGATAGCCAGGGTCGGCCGCCATCAGCAGAGCATTGTCGCTCAGCTTGGCTGGGATGAACGTCACCGACTTCGGCGGGATCGGTTCGCCGTCGATAGGATTGACGTGGTGCGCCAGTTCCTCTCGACTATCCGCCCAGATGATCGTGTCCCCGATGCGAATGAACCAGCGAATGACGCCGGCACGTTCGGGGATTGCAAACCCAGTTTCCTGATCGATCCACCAGGCAATGAATTCGGCAACCCAGCTATCGGCGTCAGGGTTGCAGGTCGCTCGAACGTAGGGCCGCACGCCGCACATGGAGCGATTGCGGCTGAGCATGTACCAGAACTGCTTGGCCGAGAAATGCGTAAGCTCGTCGAAGCAGATCAACGGGATCTGCGCGCCCTGCCAGTTGTAGATCGTTTTTTCGTGTTCGAGGTGCGCGAATGAGACGGTCGAACCGGCCGGGAACGTCCAGCTTAGATCAGGCGCCGATCGCGGCTGCGCGTTCAGGCCCGGATAGAGCTTTTCGCTTTCATCCCACAGGCCGCCCTCGTTGCGGACCTGGGTTAGGTTCCTGCGAAAGAAGACCGCGCCGAAAGCCGGATTGGCGACATGCCGAAGCGGCTCCATGAGCAAAGCCCAAGTCTTGCCACCACCTGCCGCGCCGCCGTAGATCGCGATGTCTGCCGAGCTCGCAAGGAACTGCGTCTGCGGCCCAGCCTGAGGACGAACGATGGTTGGGCCGCCCTTCCCTTGCTCAACACCTGCCATTGTCGGGCAACTGGAAGATCGTCACCGGTGCAGTCGGCGCCGGCAGGTCCTTTCCATCCTTCCCGGTCAATTCTCGGCGATTGGTGAATGCGTTACCGACTTCCTCGGCCGCCTGCTTATGAAGCTGTGCGGCCAAGCTCATGTTGCCCATGTTCTCGGCCTTGTCGGCCATGCGCTGGAGAGCGCGAAGACGGACGGCCCGGTGGCTGATGGCGATTGATGCCGTGTCCTCAAGGAACGTCTTGCGGGTTTCCTCGAACAGCGACCGCCATTTCAGCGCAAGCCCAGACCCGGCCTTCTTGGTCGGATCGTAACCTTCAACGGTCTGCCTGGTAATCGACTCGCCGAATTCACGCCTGACCGCCTCAACTACAATCGAAGGGGTGTCGAAGCACGCTAGCGACTGAACTACGAAGGTTTGGACCTCTGTATTGAGCTTGCCCTTTGCCATATAATGTCAGGGTCCGGTCAGGGAGAATGTATCGTGGGGCTAAGAATCAGTTCGGTGGACGGTCTCGTTTCGGCTCGCGGCTATGAGTTGTGCGTATTAACGTTCGGCCTTGCTGGCGGTTCACCTGAAGCTCGTGTCGTCCATGAGAATTTTGAATACATGGCAGACGCCTTGGGTAAAGACGGAATGATCATCACTGGAGGCTACGACAAAGATTACGCTGACAATGCCGCCGGTTTCCTAAGTCACGCAGCAGAGGCCATCTACGGAACTGGATTGGCCCCTGAGGGCGTGGACGACCGCGAACTACCGATACCAGCGTTGGTCGCCCTCCGCCGTTCCCCGGAAGGTCCGCCTGAAATTGCGTACTTTAAAATTGGTGGCGCGACGGAGCAGGAGATAATTGCCATATTTAGGACCATTGCGGAGGCTTCTACCAAACCCGGCGGCATTCAAGGACTGCCTGGAAATGTGATGCGACCGGTCAAAGAGGCGGCGGTGACTGTTTGGGAAGCACTCGAACTTAAACCCGAGGCGTTCGGGTTAGGAATAGATCTGAAGCCCTTCATCGAGCGTCTTTTCGTCCGGCTCAAAGGTCAGCTTGGCTAGGCCGACTTCAGCCGGCACGTCCCGCATGAATCGTCACAGGACTTTAGCGTCGAGGATGCCAAGCGCTACAAAGCCATCGCTGACAGGGTAATGGACAGCCTGCAAGCGGCGTTTGAACCTCAGGCCGGGGAATAAGCTATCGCTTTACCCGTTCAATGATTTTAAGCCGTGCAATCACTTCGACGGGGAGCGGTGACGCTCTCCCCTATGGCCCGGCGAGTATTCCCTCCGACTGAAGGTCCGCTACAGAACAGCCAAATCACCTGATAGCAGA